AATGATGACCCTATGCTTCCGTTGTTTAGAATGGCTAATTATAAAGTAGAACCAGCTTCTGAATCTCCGGATACAACTTCTGTAGTTTACTTCCCAATTAAATCACAAGCTGCAAGAGCAGAGCGTGATGTTACGATCTTTGAGAAGATGTCGTTAGCGGCAACTGCACAGAGATATTGGTCAGACAACTCTGTATCTGTGACTATATCATTTGATAAGGACACAGAGGCACAGCATGTTGGCACCGTTCTTCACATGTATGATGGTCAGCTAAAAACTGTTTCATTCTTGCCGAGCGGTAATGATACCTATCCTCAAATGCCTTATACTCAAATAACAGAAGAAGAGTATGCAGAAGCAGGGTTGAAACTATTCCCAATAGATTTAACTGGCGTATACGCAGGAATGGCAGCTGATGCCATAGGTGAAAGCTACTGCACCACAGACGCATGTGAAATTAAATTCATAAAGGATAACAATAAGTAATTATCTGGTGATATAATATATCTATGAATTTAAAAAATACAATTCAAGTTCTTGATAAGGGTTATGTAAGACTTGTCGACACGATGGGTAGTGATCTATCCGTTGTTAACGCAGCTCGTGCATCTTTTGCTAAAGAGTCTTTAGAGCTGGACCAAAAAGATATTCATCTTATAGATTTTTTAATTAGAGAAAATCACATGTCTCCTTTTAGGCATGCTTTTGCTACGTTTGAATTCAAGGCACCTTTGATGGTAGCCCGCCAACACTGGAAATATGTTGTTGGGTCTGACCATACAATGGATTCTTGGAATGAGTCTTCTAGAAGATACATAACAATTGAACCAGAGTTTTATGTGCCAGCTGTAGATGAGTGGCGTTTAGCACCAGATAACAAGAAGCAGGGCTCAGGTGGCCCCATAGGCCCTTGGATTGGCTCTGTGTTGACCGCGGAGCTAATTAGATACATAGAGCAGGGTGAGGCCCTATACGCAATGGCTATGGACAATGGCGTCGCCGCAGAGCAGGCGAGATTGTTTTTGCCGGCCTATGGGATGTACGTTGTATATAGGTGGACTTGCAGCCTACAATCCATTGCATTATTTCTAAACCAAAGATTAGATGAAGGTTCGCAAGTAGAGATTAGAGATTACGCTAGAGCTGTGTTATCATTGATACAGCCAGAATTTCCTATTAGCATTGGTGGATTGGTAGATATTAGAAATGTTTAAGAACATAATTTTTTGTATTATTTTTTCTGCACTAATTAATTGGAGCATAGGTATGCAGGTACTAAACCAGGTATCAAAAAGTAAAAAGGTAAAGATTATTTCTAGTGTAGTAGCAGTTATATCAGCATTTGCTGCTGGCTACATAGTTATATTAGGTTTGTAATGCCAGCTTCTAAATTAAATTATATTGTCGTTTACAAAAACCACAGTCAAGTTTACGGTTGCTCTAACCCTAAGATAGCTTTAGAATCATCGCCGCCAGAAGGCTTAACTGAAGAAGATAAAAATATATTTTTTGTGACTTTTGAACCAGATTCAGATAACATTTGTTTGTATAAATACTCTGGTTCGCATTCTGAATTAGGCGGTTATGATATAGACGATAAACCAGACAAACCAAAAAGAGTAGCAAAAAAAGATATATAACAATATGGCTAAGAAACAAATAGATAAAAAAAAGATTAACATTAAGCTTTTGTCTGGACAAACTTATTTAGTGTTGGACGCTAAACAAATGTTTCAGGTGTCAACAGCCTTGATACACTTTGCTTCAATCATTAAAGACGATAAAGAACGTCTAGAGATTTTAAAGATAAGCGAAGATGCAGCAAAAGCTATTGCAGAAAACAAGTATACGGGAGATGCAAACGATGAAGACGAATGGTAATATGAAACCATTTATATTGGGGCTATTGACTATCGCCGCTGCCTCTTGTTTTTTTAATAGGCAAAGCATAAAACAGATTCAAAACAAAACTTCTCTTGATCAATATAAAAATAGATTAAAAGAATTTTTTTTAGAAGAAAATATTAATAGAAAAATGCAGGACATGTGTGAATTCATGGACCATGGAATTAACGCAGAAGATGCGTTTGCAATGGTCATACAAGAATCAAGTATAGAAAGATTTTAAAAATGATAGACTTATGTGTAGTCAACTATAATACTAGATCAATGCTTCAAAGATTTCTTGATGTTTTGCACAGTGATCTTGCTGGGACTGATCAAGTTTGGCATTTAAACATATGCGATAATGGCTCGGCCGACGATAGCTGGGAATGGCTAGAGGCTAATATAAACAAATATAGTATTACTAGAGCTTGGAAGAATGAGAACGTAGGGTACTCTGCTGCCTGCAACATGATGGCTAAGCATTCCTTCTCTGACATAATCTGCCTGCTTAATGCTGATGTTTGGATGACAACTAGCGATCTAATCAAAGTGCAAAAGATATTTGACGATAACCCAAACATACATATTCTTGGGCCAAAGCAAAGAGACGAATACGGCAACATAAAACATGCTGGTATAGTTGGCACAAATATAGCTCCTAAGCATAGGGGGTGGAATGAGAGTGACCCAGAAGACGTGCTCTATAAAGATAGAGTTAATTGTGTTACAGTTTCTGGTTCAGCTTATTTTATAAGAAGAGAAGTATGGAATGCAATGACTAACGACGAGAAGTATAGACAGATGTATCCAGACGCAGAAGGTGCTTTCTTGCCAACGCCACATTATTATGAGGAAACTTGGTGTTCATATTTTGCGCGTCATCTTGGGTACAACGTAGTGTATGATGGTAGCGTATCGATAGGCCATAGCTGGCATGCTTCTTCGCCTAAGCCAGGCGAGGGCTATAGCCACGCGGACGCACAGTTCACAGTAAGCCAAAAAATATTTCGCAATGCTTGCGATTTCATAGGAATAGAAAGAGATTAAAATGTCAGATCAATTTAATGTTTACTTATACAATGCAGAAGTAGTTAAGATAGTTGACGGAGATACATTCAAGATTAAGATAGATCTTGGCTTCGAAGTCCACATTGGGCCAAAGAGCGTAAGATTATACGGTGTTAATACACCAGAAAGCCGCACCACAAACTTAGAGGAAAAGAAGATGGGGCTTGCTGCAAAAGAGTTTACCGATCAATGGATCAAGAAAGCTAATAACAAAGTAAAGATAGAAACTATTTTAGACAAGAATGAGAAGTACGGTAGAATCTTAGCTAGAGTATGGAATGAAGCTGGTGAATGCCTTAACACAGAAATCGTTAAGGCTGGATTAGCTAGAGAATACTTTGGTGTTGGTGATAAAACTTTTGAGGAATTTAAGAAGGCGTAATGCAAACATTCTTACCATATCCAGATCTTAAGGAATCAGTTCGGGTATTAGATTACCGCAGACTTGGGAAGCAACGAGTAGAAACTTTCCAGGTCTTGAACATCTTGCTTGATAGGACCCCTACAAAGGGATGGCGTAATCATCCAGTCACATTAATGTGGGCTGGGTACGAGCCGGCCTTGCAAGTGTATCAGAATTATACTATCCAAGAATGGATAGATAGAGGTTATAAAAATACAATGCTTTTTGAAGAGTTTGATCCAATTCAAGTGGTTATGCCACCATGGTTTGGCTTAGATCAATTTCATAGGTCGCATAGATCAAATCTACTGCGCAAAGACTACGCATACTATTCTCAATATTTTGATGAAGATATAAATTTGGAATATTATTGGCCATCTAAGGAAATAATCAATGCAAACTAAAGTTTTTTTATCTGGAGCAATAGAAGAAGTTGGCATATTCGCACACGGTTGGAGAAATAAAGCCGTAAAACTATTAGCCGATAGGGGTTTTGAAGCTGTCAATCCAATGGATTACGCTTTGGAAGAAACCGATTGTGAACCAAAAGAGATAGTAGATAAGAATATATTTTTACAAAAAAATTGTGACATACTTTTAGTAGAGTATACGATACCGGGTAGAGCTTATATCGGTACAGATTTTGAAATAACCTGGGCTCATTTTAACAACCAACCAGTAGTTGTATTCGCAGACGATTCATATCAGTCAAGAGTCTATCTTAATTTCTTGTCAACAAAAATAACTTCTTCTTTAGAAGAGGCTATTGAATATATAGCTAAAACTTATCCTTCAAAAAGATAAACTTTACCAGGTTTGATCTAGCATATCGCACATGATATAATAAGTGTGTTACATAAATTGGCAAAGTGCCACTAAAAAAAGGAATACAATGGCTGAAAATAAATTCAAGTATTTTACAGTTACAACTACATCGATTGTCAAAGCTTCAAATATGACAGAAGCAGAGAAGATTGCTAGTGGTAATCGCAGAACAGTATCTGGGGTATCTGGAGAACTTCTTTTCAAAGATGTTGATGTTGAAAGAATTACAGCAGTAAAAGCTCGCGAACAACTAGAGAGTTAATAAATAGTTTTATCCATTTGAACAACGGCAGGCCCTCCCTGCCGTTGTTCTTCTTCTTATACAAGTGAGTAAAAATGTCACAACCAAAAGTAATAGCCCAAATGGTAGGCCGAAATGAAGCCAACAAATATCTTCCAGAGGTGTTGGAAAGATTAAAAAGCCAAGTAGATGAAATTGTTTTTACAGACGATTGCTCTGATGATAACACCGCAGAAATAGCGTCTAAGTATGCTAATGTTTACAAGACGCCTAAGCCAATGTTCACCACGCATGAAGGAAGACTACGCAGATACGCTTGGTTGAATCTTGAGAATCATGCCACAGAAGGGGATTGGATTATCGCCATAGATTGTGACGAGATGCTTTATGATTCTTCTGATATAACAAAAACTGATATTAGACAAATCTTAAATTCATCAGAAAAAGATGTTGTTAATGTTAGGTTCTACCACATGTGGAATGATACTCAGTATAGAGTGGACAAACTTTGGGCACCAAATAACAGCAGTAGAATATTTAGATTTATGTCTGGTGCTATGTTTAGAGATAGAGCACTAGCTTGTGGATCTGAACCAACGTATGTTTTAGATTTAATAAACCAAAGAAATTATTTTGTTAATTCAAATTTGATCATGCAACATCTTGGATACATAAAAGATGAAGACAAGCAATCAAAGTATGAGAGATATTCAACTATAGATGGTGGAGAATTCCACGCGTTAAATCATATCAATTCAATCGTAGATCCAAACCCAGTTTTAATTAACTGGGGGAACTTTGGAATTTAAGGAGTACAAATGAAAAATCAAATACAAGCTTCAATAGAATTAACTAAGCTGATGAACTCAAAGGAAAAGTTTGCTTTCTTAAATATAGCAAAGTCTTCAATAGTTTCTCTAAGCAAGAAAAATGCGGATGGTACACCTTCTCGTTTTAATAAAGAAATTATTAGATCGATTAATCTATCTGATAATAGAATTATTAAGAGCATACCGGAATCACTTGTTGATGAAGTGGTTGCCTCAAAGCATTCTGGCATTGGTTTAGTTGATGACGGCAAGTTCTATAGCCCTAATCTTTTTGAATACTACTACGAAAATAATAGAGAAGTATATAACTCAATTTTTAATTTTTATATTAAGAATACTAATACTGCGGTTGTATCTTTCCATGATAAAAAAACTATATATAAATTTATGGGATTTAAAACCAATGTAATTAGCGTTCCTTTTAATAACTATTTTTCTAGACTAGAAGATACGTTTGAAAAAATTGCTGCCTTAGAAGGTAAGATAGATTATTGTATTTTAGATTGCTCTTCTTTGGGATTAGCTTTATCAAATTCAATTTGGAACAAGCTAAACATGTCGATTATAGATTTGGGTAAAACTATTAGTTATTCAAAAACATATAACACGGCTGAGTGAAATGCATGGTAAAAAAGTAGACAAAGACCAAGACGATATTGATTTTCTAAAAGATCTATTATTGGAAACTTCTTTATCTATTTCTGAAATAGCAAAAGAATTAGGCTGGACTATACCACAAGTAAATAAGAAGATTAACTCTATTGGGTTAACGTGGTTAAAAGACAGTAGAAAAAAAATGTCTAGAGGTCAGACAGCTTTAACGTCAGCACTGCAAAAGCTCCTTCCAGGAGAAAAAATCATAAACGAATATCATATAGGCGATAAATTAAAGCTAGATGTTTATTGCCCTAAGTATGAGATAGCTGCAGAATTTCATGGAAGACAGCACTATTATTACACCAGTAGATTTTTTGAATCTAAATATGATTTTGAAGAAGCTATTAAGAGAGACGAAAAAAAAGAACAATGGTGCATAGATAATGGTGTGGCATTGATTGTCTTCCGCTATAATGATAGCTTAACGGAACAATCAGTGTTCGACAGATTGCTCGAAGCGATTAGATCAAACCCTTATAAGCCCAAAGAGAAGAAGAAAAATACTACGACGTCCTCCGAAGCTTACAGAAGTATTAAGAAGAAAAATTCAGAGTACAAGAAAAAGATTTACCGATCTATAAAAGAGAAAAAGAAACAATGACACAAGCAAATGAAAAGGTGGAGGATAACATTCC